ACCATCAGGCTTACATACCTTGCGGGTTGGAGATACGGTTTATATGACGGAGCAAGAGATTCCGCAGCTTTTGTTTAAGTGATTTGCATTTATCTACACATCCTCCTATAAGGCCGTTTGGTGATTACTAGCGGCCTTTTTATTTAGGTAACAATGGGTAAAAATATATCAGCGCAAGAGCTCAAAGCTCATCCTATTTCTGGCTATTATAGATGGAAATTCGGGGAGGGTATCACCTATCATAGTGGCCTTGCAAAGATATTTTGTAAAAGAGGCACTTGGTTTTGTGATACTCTTTGACATGTTTCAGAGTTAGGCATGGTGTCTAATGATTTGTCTTTTTTTGGTCCTATTTCTGTGGCAATAAATCCCTTTAAATAAGTTGAGAAGAATTATTATGATTTTAGGCAAAGATTTAATACTACCTGAAGGAATTAAAATTGGAAGTGTATCCGATGGCTACCATACATTTAATGAACTATACGATTTTAGAAAAATGTATAACGCTGCACTTTTTAATGAATGGGCAGGACAAGGCAAATATAATATCCATAAATCAATACGGCATTTTGAGGGTGATTTATGTTTCGGAGGTGGATGGTTTATTGTTGTTGCCGTACTCCCCACAGGACAAATATCAAATCATTATAAAATGTCAGATTGGGATTTATTTAAGTGTCCTATTCACGAAAAAGCATTATTTCCTTTTGACGGTCATACTGGAAAAGATGTTCTGGCTAGATTAGCCACATTGTAGCTAATGCTTCATTAGTCTTTCGGATAACGAAAATGAAATATAATTAAGAAAGATCCTTTTAAATGAGTTGATTAGTTGCGGCTCAACCCTTTAATACAGTATAATATTTTTCATGGGTAAAACCAAAAATAAAATAGAATTAATCACACATCCTTATGCTGTCGATCTTTTACAGGCCCGCACGGATTACGCAAAATTAACAGGTACAGAGTTGGTCGAGAGACCTTACTGGTTTAAAAATATAGAAACGAGCCAATTATATTATGATTTATACGCCTGCCTTGGCTGGCCTACGGAGGTAACAGACAGCACTGACGGCCTCTCTGGTTACATTGCTATAGTTGGTGTTGTTCGTCCGAACGATTCGATTAATAACCCGCCGAACCCTCTTAATGCTAATTTTCAGCTTCTTGACGAGGCTGAGTCTAAAGACGTACCAACATTGCTTAGGGAGTGTGTTAGGCTCCGTGAGGAATATGGTTTTGGTGTCCATAAGAATTTACTTCGGGTGTGGCTCGGGGACCCAGACCGGTTTTTTACTCCTCTCGCTTTATGCAACGAGGCTCTTATTGCTGAGGGCGGAGAGAGGGCGGCTATATTGATAAGCCCGCCTGATGATTTTTATGCCACAAAGATTTTTGATAGCTATGTCCGGGCGCTAAGATCCACACTTTTAAAAGATAGCCAGCGTTTCTTTTTTGGACATAACTATATTTTACAAAACAGATTAAGGGAATTCAAAAAAGATGACCCTTGTGTCTTCGCGGTTGGTGGTTTGGTATTTTCCCTACTGAACCGTGTACGGTGGATGGATGCCCGTGGAGAAAATGCTTTTACAGTGGAGGACGAAAATGGATGAATCGACTTTAATGTTTATTTTTTTGGTGGTAGGATATTTTATGGGTATCGGATCAGTTTTTATTGGAGCCTACATCCTGCCTAAAACAATGAATGGGGATTTGCTCCCAGACGCCTTCTCCCCAAAAGGTGATGTCTTCACCGTGGAAACCCCTGATGACATGGCCCTATTTCCTGATGATCTTAAAAATAAAGATGAAGAACATATTCTAAAGAAAACTAATAGATTCTTAGAGAGTCTAAGTGCAGTTTCTGGGGGCAAATAATGTTCGAATTTATCGTAATTGTTTTATTAATTGGTTTTATTGCAGGGTTCGTGATGGGTCGATTACCAACCCAAAATATTCGGAGGAAATAAGCAATGGGATTGGAAGGTTTTAAGGTCAGGTGCCGAACATGCGGTATAGTAATGTACGAGACCACTAAAGATTATACCTGTCACAAACCTTTGACGGGGAATATGCTCAGGTTACTTCCTCTCTATAAGGATTGGCCTACCTACGATGGGTCTTTAGCCGTGGAATCAACATCACGTTTCCTTATGTTCTGTTCGGCCTGTAGTGGTTATATTACCACAACAGGGAAACTAGACTTTGCGGATTTCCCGGATGAGAAGGTTCATGTAATATCAGAGGAGCGTTCCAAGTTGATTTGGAGAGAGGCCGGAGAACCGGTTAAGAAAGCTCAAGCGTTACATAGCGAGCCCCTTCCTAAGGCTAAGCCGCCCATTAAAGCCGAGATATTTATCCCTAAAGATATAATGAAAAAGTTAGAAAAAGAAGCCACTTCCTTTAATAAAAAGAGGGGAGAATAAGTTATGTCGGCCATAAGTAAAGAGTGGTCTCTTTCTAATTTGCCGCCTAAAGGGCATAAGGACGTTGCAGCTTTTGCGAACAATCTTTTCGAAATCTCTAGGTTGGAGCTTGAAAGGCTTGGGAAGCATGATGATCTTCTCGCTAATTACAGTCTGTACAGGGGGAAAACAACCGGTGGGGTACGGGGTCGGTCGGTTGGCTTAACGCCGGTTAATCTATATTTTTCCAATATTGAAAGGACTGTGGCGAACATTACGGCCAGGGAGCCGGTCGGTGAAGTAGTTGACCTTGATGGTACAGATCAAGATGGAGCAGAGGATATCCTGGATTCCAAACTAAAAAAATGGTGGAAAGAAACCAACCAGCAAAAGAAAATCCGGTCTTCAGCCCGCACTATGGAGATTTATGGCATAACGATCGAGAAGCCCGGCTGGAACAAAGAGCAGGAATGTCCAAATATTGTTATAAGTGATCCGTATGCTTTCTACCCTGCACCCGGATTCTATGAGGATATCGATACCGATATTCCATTTGTCACTTTTGCATATTTGAGATATATAGATGCAGTAGAATCTGAGTTTAAAGTCAAGAATATAGTCCCTGATGAAGCATATGACTTGCTTGGGACTGTAAGAGAGGAGTACAAAGGTACAGGTTGTACTGACCTTGACGTATCCCTTACAGGTAAATACCAGGACCCGATGACAAAGGCCGACATAAACAGCAAGGGAGCCATAGATAAAAAACTTGAACGCTGTTTGGTTAAAGAGGTATGGGTAAGGGATTACAGGAAAACTAAAGTGAGCGAAGAACATCCGGTTATTAATCCTGAAACAGGAATGCCGGAGTTGGATGAGGATGGTGGGATAATTATTAAGAAAATAACGAAAATGGTTCCTGTTTATCCCGACGGAGTAAGAAAAATAACCATTGCTGCTACAAGCGGCGGCGACCATGATGGTTTCGTCGTTTTGGATGATTGCGCAAACCCTAATATTAATCCAGCGCTGGACATCGAAATCGCCAAAGCTACTCATCCGTGGGGCAGATTTCCAGTTTATCACGCCAATAGTTATAAAGACCTTGTATCTCTATGGGGGTTTGCTGCCGCTGAACAAGTGGGTGATCTGATTGTTAAAATCAATAAGATAATTGCCAGGCTCATCAATTACGTTATTAACGTAATGAGCCCTCCGCTTATAGTCCAAAAGCATTGTGGTATCACAAGGGAGATGATCGAAAATCAACTCAAAAAAGCTGGTCGTTTAATTTTAATGCCCACATCTCCGAATGCCAGGATTGAGTTTATGCAGATACCTAATTTGCCTAGCACCTTTTTCCAAGTGCTTGAAATTATAGTCGGGTTCTTTGATAGAGTATATGCTATTGAGAGTGCGGACAGAGGCCAGGCTCCGAGAGGCGTAATCGCTGCCGCTGCTATTGTTTCATTGCAGGAGCGAAATCAGGAGTTGATGCAGTCAAAGACATCATCGGTTGAAAGTTTAGCGGAAAATAGATCAAGATGGTGTATAGGTCTGTATCAGAATTTTGGTACAAGCGTTGAGTTAGTTGATGTTAGTGGAGATCCTGCAAAGTTTATTGGTACCGCTTTCGCTGGTCGGAAATTCAGCTACGTGGTTGAGTCTGGGTCTACTACTCCTAAAACCAGTTTACAGGTGGCTGACCAAAGCGTTAAATTATATGAGATGGGAGCTATTGATAGACATGCTCTTCTAGAAGCTGTTAATTTCCCCGATTGGAAATCTATAATCGAGCGTGTTGGTGAAGGCCAGTTAGGGCAGGCTTTACAAATATTGATTGACGCTGGATTGCCTGAAGAACAAGCTATGATGTTACAACAATATCTTATACAGCCAGGGCAAGGCCCAGGTGGATCGAATCAAGAAAAGAAAAACATTGCACCTCAGCCCGGTGAAGCTGGTGCATCGAAAACTCAACAACCTAAATAAAAAGGAATAGTTGATATGGAAAACAGGGTACTTAAAACTGATTGCACAAACAAAATTACAGTGATGGATGAACCTGGGGCTGGTGGAGCTCCCCATAGATATCTTGTGTCGAAAGATCAGGTATCTCTATGCTTTGTCAAATTTCAAGAAGGGCCAATAGGCAAATTCGGCGTTACTGGTTGCCAGAATGAGGATCTCCTTTCTATTGTGATTGACAGACTTGAATGCTTCCAGGCTGGGCCTTATGCTTGCGAAGAAAATGAGAGGGCCCTGGGAAAAATAAGAGAAGGTCTTGGATGGTTACGCTACCGGACGGCAGATCGTATCAGGCGTGGTGTTGAAGGAACAAACAAAAAATAGAGAGGTAATATGGACGAAAAACAAACGAAAAGTCAAAAAGAACCAACGGTTTTAGGAACAGTTAAGATTCTTGTACTCAGTGATGGGAATGTATCGGTTATGGGACCAGTTAATAATCCGGTCATTATGCTTAATATTTTTGGCAGGGCCATGGCTGCTGTAGCTAATCATATTGCTGAGAGTGAAGAGAAAAAACGAGTTGTACCAGAAGCTCCGACGAATTAAGGAGAAAAGATCATGAATGATATTACGCTTGCTATAGTAATTATTGGTGTATTGTCCGTAGTGGCAATGGCCGCGGCTGGATCAGCCGAGGTTTTTACAATATTGTCGTATACCGTGACTGCGATTGGCTCTCTCGCAACTGGTCATGCCTTAAAAAGGACGAAATAGGGCTATGCCACTCTATACATATAAGTGCAAAGATTGCGGTCTTGAGATGGATAAGGCTTTCCATATTAACAATTTCCCGCGCGAGGTTAAATGTATAGCCTGTGGCAGAACAGCGAAGAAAATACTTTCACCGACCGCTATCCAGACGGATGGCAATGTGCCATGGCTTGACTCAGCTTGCGATACCCTTCTGACTCCCAGAGAAAGAAAAGAAAGGCCAATTACTACACGGACAGAGTGGAGGGAATGTTTGAAAAAGAAGGGCCTTATCCCTATTGGTTGAGACGAAACATATAAAAATTGAAGCCCGCTAAATGCGGGCTTTTTTGTTTTTCAGACTTATTGTCACCACTTATCTTTATCTGGTGTTATAGAATAAAAGTTGAATAATGGCGAAGCAAAATAAAATGTGGTAAATTTATTATAATAACATTTTTCTTTAACCGTGACAAGTTTTTTTTATAAACCTTAGAGAAGGGAACATCCCCTTGCGACGGCCTACGGGAATAACGTCAATAGCAAGAGGCCCTGGAGGAAAGACATGGAAGACAACAAGAAAGACATTGAAAGCACTGAAGGCAACCCTGATGAAAATGGTGCAGGCGATAATTTTCTCGGTTCCTGGAAAACCAAAGAAGACGCTGAGGAAGGTTTAAAAAACCTACAGGGGAAATTATCGGAGCAGGGTAATGAGACTGGCATGCTTCGGAAGCAATTCGAAGAGAGCCAGATGTTGCTTAGCGATTTACAGGCTAAGATAGAAGCTGGTGAGAAGGCCAGTAAACAAGAAACCTCTAGTTTAGAGGAAGATAGTATCAGGAAAGAGCAGGAAAAAATAGATAAGAAGATTGAGGAGTTGGACCCTGTAGAAGAGGGGTACACTCCTAAATTGATTGCTCTTATTCGTAAGTCGAATGCTTTGGCAGCCGAGAGACAGCACGCTAAAACATTGGCCGCTGCAACCGAAAAGTTTAAATCGGAACTTGATGAACGGGATGTTAGGTCCGCCCATCAGTTATTTGAACAAGAAAATCCTGATTTCAAGACTCCTGAGATGCAGGCGAGGATCAGGGAATATATTGCCAATGACAAAACTGGTATGTCTGATGCCTTAGTTGCATATCGAGAGATACAGAGAGACGAGGCAGCCCGGAAGGCTAGAGAACTCGCAGAGCAGAATGAAGAGCTTATGAAACGCCTTAATTTGAAAAAAGGTACAGATGAAACCGGCACTGTTATCCTAAAAAGTCAGGGGACACAGAGCCCAACAACGCAACCAAAAACAACAGGAGCAGCGAGGAACGCAGGAATGCAAGCTGCTCTCGATAAATTGAGGGCAGGATAAACCCGTTGTTCTTAATACGGGAGTAATAAAATGAGTTTAATTAATCAGTTAAATGCAACTACCGAATATTACTGGCTTCAGACTGAGCCGGTTGATATTCTTAACAAGGCTTCGGCCCTGGTGTGGCGTCTTATGGGGAATGCCATAACCCGGGATAATTGGGAAGTACAGCCTCACGAAATGGTTGATGGTGGGAAGATGGTTAAAATCCCACTTGAGTATGCCAACTCCCATCGTGGCGGATATGGTGCGACCACCGTAATCGATCAGTCGAAAAAGGATCTCTTTGATGCTGCTCGTTTCCGTTGGGCTGGTATATATGGTGCCAACTCCCTGAACCTAGATGACCAGGTGCAGAACCAGGGGGACGCTGCCATTATTAGCCTTACCAATCAGTATATGAAAAGTATCAAAAAGGCTGCCAGGGTTCAGATGGCAGAGGATGTTATTTCCTCCGCTGCTGATAGTACCCGGATTAATGGTCTTGGCGATCTTTTTAATACGAATGCCGCCACAGAATACGGAAGTATTGATACTAATGAGATGGCGGATTGGAAGGCCAATGTTATCGATACTGTTGAGCCTATCAGTTATGCAGTCATGCAGAAAATTTTCCGTGAGGTCAATATGGGCGACCATGCCTGGGCCTTGCCGAACTTTATTGTGACTACTCCTCTGCTTCGAGATGGTTATAAACAGAGCCTTCACCCACAGCAGAGGTACTCCGATAAGGATATGGTTAAGGCTGGTTGGCAGAATATATGGCACGAGAATGCCCCTATAGTCGCCGATCCGTATATCTCCGATGGTGAGCTCATGGCTTTGAACCTGAATTACCTTTCTTTGAGAAGCCATCCGAAGTTCAACTTTACCACTCCTGTGTGGGTAAGTAAAGAAGTGCTTGGGAAGCCGGATGACATTTCAGCTAATACCCGCTGGATAGGTAATCTCTACTGTAGCAATCGGAAAATGCATGTACTTCATTCAAAACTAACAGCTCCTGCATAGAAGGAGTAACGATATAGGGGATAGGTTAGCTACCGAATAGCGGAATCTCTACCGCCTTCCCCTACTAATTATAGAGACTGTAAAGAGAAACAGTATGAAAGAAATTAAGTTGACTCAAGGCAAAGTAGCATTAGTAGATGACGAAGATTACGAAGAGCTTAATAAGTATAAATGGTGTGCCCATAAAGAAAAGACTAATATTTATGCGCTTAGGCATGGGCACAAAGTAGATGGTAGTCGTACAATGATACGCATGCATAGAGAAATCATGAAACCTGTTAATGGATTATCAATAGATCATATTGATTCAGATGGTCTAAATAATCAACGTTGCAATTTAAGAGTTTGTACTCATGCTAAAAATATGCGACATGTAAGACCACGTAAAGGATGTTCTTCAATCTTCAAAGGCGTGACTTGGCACAAAAAAATACAAAAGTGGCGGGCTTATATTATGCTTAATTCAAAACAAATAAGTCTTGGTTGTTATCACTCAGAAGTAGATGCAGCCCGAGCCTATGATAGCGCGGCCATTAATCTATTTGGCAGCTTTGCTTTGTTAAATTTAACATAAGGGAGTAAATATTATGAGTGAACGAATAGTAACTGTCGGGGGGCCTAATCCTACCCGTCCATTGTCGGAATTTAATCGCAATATAGCTGGCACTGAATTCTATGTCGGCCCTAATGCGACCGGAGCAGGGGACGACGGCAGGGCTGGGAGGTCCAAAGAGAGTTCATTGGCAACGCTTGCAAAAGCCTTGACGCTTGTTACTGCAAGTAAGAATGATATTATATACCTTCTGCCTGGTCATACAGAGACCCTGTCAACGGCGGCGGCTATTGCTGTCAGTAAAATTGGGGTAAGAATTGTTGGTCTTGGCACTGGAGCTTTGAGACCTACTTTTACCTTTAGTGCGACAGATGCTACTATGACTATGACAGCGGCTTCGTGTAGTATCGAGAATGTGATAATTAAGCCATCCATCGACGCAGTAGTTTCGCCTATTGTGGTTAGCGCACCCGATTGTAAGGTCGATGTTGAAATCCAGGATGCTAGTGCTACGGTCGAATGTGAATGTGGAATTTTGACCACCGCGGGAGCAGATAGACTTGATGTTAATTTGAGATATAGAGGGTTTATAGCTGGTGATGCATGTGTCAATGCAATTAGGCTTGTCGGCGTTGATACCGCAAAGATCAATGTAGACTTTTATGGAGTGGCTTCAACGTCTATTGTTGAATTTCATACCACTGCTTGTCATGATATTGACATTACAGGTAAGTTCTACAATGAAGGAACCAGTTTAACCAAAAATGTCGTTGATACCGTTACTGGGTCTACTTGGTCTGTCCAGGGCTGGGACGGCAACTCAAATGCAAACTTCACTGGCGGGGATAATGCCGCTATAGCATCTGATGATATATCGGCGGTAGCTACTGATGTGACAGCAATATTGGCTGACACTGATTTAGGGGAGAGGGTAGTAAAGAAAGCTGCCGCAACAATGGTAGATGGTCAGACTTTATTTACTATTGCTGGTGGACCTATTGAAATTGTTGGGCTCGTTTCTATTTGCGAAACAGGAAACGATGCTACAGCATCAACTCTTCAGTATAATGCGACTCCGACAGCTGGATCAGCACAGACTATTTCTGCGGCATCAAGTTCTCTTGCTAATGCGGCTGCGGGTGCTTCAGTTACCCTAGCTGGGACAGCCTTGACAACCGCAGCTTTATTGAACGCTAATGGTCCAAACCTTATCGCTAATCCTGGGACAATCATGGTACCGATAGGTACTATTGACATTGTAGTGGGTACTGGTTCTACCACAGGTACCTGGGCTCATTATTTGAGATATAAACCACTTGCCACGGGTGTGACTGTAGCATAAAACGGGGGGGGCGGCCCCTCTCTTTAATAGGAGAAAACAATATGAAGACTTTAAATTTTTTAGTCACTGCTGGAGCGGAAGCTGCTGGAGTAGAGACTTTTTATTTCCCTGTACCTTGTCGAGGTAACGTCCATTCTTTGAAAGCAGTGTTCGATACCGCCGTTGCGGATGATGACACTGTAGATATACAAAGAGATTCAACCTCCGTAAACCTGCTCACTACAGGTGCTACAACTGCTGGGAAGGTTTACACTGGTACTCCTGATGCGGACGATAAAGCATTGATCTTCGATCCCGATTCTGATACTGAGGCTTACAAGAGACTGAAGATTGTTATTTCAGAACTGCCTACCAAAAATACAGTTGTGGGAATTTGTATCGAATACGATGATAGTGCCTACGTAGAGCAGACCGCTTCAGAAGCATAGTAAAGATCGCTCTCCTTTGTGAAGTGATGTTCAAAGGGGAGCGCGCGCCCCGTCAAACAGAGACGGGGTGCTTCCTATATATTAAGTTTTGCGGAGTAGCCAAGTGGTAAGGCGCTGGGTTCATATCCCAGTAAGCGTGAGTTCGATTCTCACCTCCGCTTCCTTTAACCATACATTTCTGGAGTATTATGTTCAGGCCAGAAGATTTACAAGATTATTTCGATAAGTCACCAGGCCCACATATTGGGTTTAAGGCAAACTGTCATGATTGCGGGAAGCCTGTTTGTCTTAAAATGGACATGGATAATACAGGTAAAGTAACTGTAAGCGGTGGGGCTTTATACAGG